CGCTGATTGAACTGAAAACTCCGTCGCTTGTGGGAACAGCGGGGGAGCCAGCGACGATGAAGTGGCCGGAGTGGAAGTTGGTGGTCTGAACACGGAACGAGAGCTCGATGGCCTTCGCGCGCATGTACGAGTAGTTGTCAAGTTGTGCGGTGAGACGCTCGGAGACGGTCCACATGTCGCCTGGGAAGGTTCCGGAGTAGAGGGTGTCTCCGTAAACGTTGGTGTTGGCGTATGTGAAGCTCGCAAGTTTCTGCTCGCGGGACATGAGGTTGACTGCTTCGTTAAGACCGTACGGATCCATCTGCATGGCGGGGGTGGATTGAACGCCAGCAGTGACCGTGGCGGACTCAACATTGGTCGTGGTTGATGAGGGGTTCACGACTGTTGAAGCGTCACTTGTGGCTGTTGAAGCGTGATCGCCGAGAGAGTCGCCAACTTGAGCGACGTAACGACGGAAACGGCGGCGCTCAGAGCCTGATTGTGCGCGATAAACGCGCGGACGCGGATTGTCAATGGCGTCAATGAACTTGATTGCGGAAAGACCAGCCAGCGCGCAGGAAAGCAGGAACACGTAAAAGAACACGTGCACCACGATCTGCTCGTACCAGCGGAGGCCAAGAAGTGGCACCATAGCCCCAAAAATCGGGGCCAGGATGCGCACGAACCAGCGGGGAGGGCCATTCCACGTCTGATGCCAGACTTCGCGGACGTCGTCTGGGTCAAGGAACAAGAGGGCGATGCGATGGTAGTTATGTTCGAGTTCAGTGTTGAGGAAGGCGAGGCAGTTGACGGCTGTGCCGACAATGCCACCAACAAACATGCCAAAGAAGACCGAAATGAGCAGAGCGATCTTTTCGCCAGCAGTTGATGGGTGGGCAAGGACAGTGGAGAAAATGCCGGGGACGTCAAATGCGCGAGCGCGTTCCATGAGGCGGGTTTGGAAAGAGATACCGCCGGGTGGAGGTGTGGTGGTTGTAGCGTGTGCGTCGACAAAGCGCTTGGCCAAAACTTCGACCGAAATGCCTTGCTTGGCAGCATTGAGAATGAGCTGCTGCCGGATGTTATCGATGGCAGAGTCGGCCCCCATGTTCCGAAGCTGTTGCTTGTAGGCTTGGAAATTGGGGCCGTCACCGTCGGCGTCGAGGAGGTTGGCGGGAACGTCGTCGATTGCATTGGCTTGAGCCATGTACTGATGAGCATCGGCGTGCGTGTATCCAAGGCCAAGTGCCGCAAAGCGGTCCACTTTGCCAGTGTCAGCACGCACCCAACCAGCGTACAGGTCGCCGTATGTCAGGTGGACGGGGTCCCATTCTTGTTCGCGGAGCTTGTCGTTGAGGATCTTTTCGTGCATGTCAAAGGCCTGGCGACCATGGTGGAACCACTCGTGGAGAGCGGCTGTAACCATGTCGCGAGACACTTGCTGTTTGTTCTGGCCGCGCTTGACCCATTGAGGCATGTCCTTGATGACTTGCTGCTCAAGTGGCGCGCGGACCATGCCGCAATTGTCTTCGATGAAGCCTCGTTTGAGGAACTGCACTGTGTTTGGGTCGGCCCACTTGTCGACGGAGCCTTTCTTCGCGGAATCGACGACTGTAACGCCGATAGCAGCAAGGGACTCGGCGAGCGACTGCTGGTTGAAGAATGAAGCAGTCTGTTTGTTGACGCCGAGAAGGTCGTCGTCGCCGTTCACTGGGCCAGTCACTTCGCTACAGAAGGTCTCGTAGGTGGGATCGAAACCATGGTACTGGATGTACCGATCGATGTAGGCGTAGTGGGTCCAGTTCATGACAGTGAAGGTGTTGATCTGGATGGTGAGCGGGCCGCCCGAGTTGTTGTAGCCGTCGTAGTCGATGAGACTATGGCCGACGACTCCGGTTGAGTGGAAGCCGGTGTCGAGCAAGTTGGAGCGGATGATGTTGTCTTTGGGATCAGCCTCACGGAACATGTGCATGATGACTTCCTTGACTCCGTAAAGATCTACGATGTCTTGGGTGCCGTCAGCATTCTTGATGTCTGCACCGATGATGCCATTGCCTGGCTTGAACACGCGCTGGTGCACGCCAGACCACTCTTTGGCTGAGTGGGGGTTGATGCCGACAGACGACCAGAGGCCGCCCTTCTCGTTCCACACACGATGGTTCTCTTGAAGGAAGCAACACATCGGGTGGAAGTAACGGCGGGTCAGCTCGACGAACTCGGCTGACGATGGACAGATGCCGCGAGGGATGTCGACCTTTTCTGGCTTGCGCAGCTCGTCCTTGAACAGGAACATCCAATGGGCACGTGGTTTGGGGTCACACGTGTGGTAGTTCTTGATGTTGAACAGGAGGCGCTCGGTGGCGGCACGGACTTGTGGAGTGGGCTCATGGAGGCCGGTGGCTGAATTGAACGGATAGGCCTCGGTCTTGCCGTGTTTGTACTTGGTGGACCACGGCATTTCCTGCTCAGCGTAGAAACCCATGCTTGTGTCGAGGTTCATTGGCTTGGAGCAGTAGGAACCACTCCAACCATTGATCGACTCGAGGTCAGTGAGCACTTTGGTGTACTTCGCTGGCATGGCCGGGACAGACTGCTTGGTCCATTCCACGGCCATCTTCCAAATGCGCAGGTCGCGCTGTGGGCGGAGGGTGAACGCTTGGGTGCGCTTGAGAGCGACTTCGATTGGGGCCTTGAGATTGGCGGGTTGGGTGTAGGACCCGCCATACAAACCGTAAAGAGGTCCGCGAATGATCTCAGACTGCCTCGGGATGTGAACGCCACACTCAATGAACTTGCGCGGTGTGAGGGGAAGATCGGAGGTGTCAAGCTGGAGGCCTTGAGCTGTGAGGCGATCATAGATGATGGGCCTAGTGAGCGCCTTGAGCTTCTCTTGAGTGACGAGGGCGCCAACAGCGTGGGTTCGCTTCATCTCACGGGCTGTATGAAAGCCAATGATCTTGTGCTGGAGCTTGGGATTGAAGGCGACGATGATTGATGTGCAGTCGCCATCTTGCGTTTGGGCATTGTACTCGAGGTGCGTTGCAAGGTAGCACTCGGTAAAAGGCCGCAGACGCTCTTGGCCATCTGGACAGAGCTCCTTGACGGAGGTGTCGTATGACACGTTGGTCTTGGCAATGGTGAGCCTTTCGGCAGGGCGAAGGTCATTCGTCTTGCCGGGCCGTCCTTTGATGAACAGCCAAGCTTCGTCAATCTTGTGAATGTCGCTGTCGGTGATGAACGCGCTGGTAATGTCGGGGTACTCGCGATGGGTGACGGGAAGCTCCATGAGAGCCACATCTTCGTTCCTGTCGGAGTCTTGGTAGAACTTGACTTCGTTGGAAGGATAGGTGTAGCTGCCAGTGGCGTCCTCGATGGTGATCGCGAAGAACCCGTTCTGGTTGGACCTGTGGTATGCAACTTCGAGAGCATGTTTGACAACAAGCACCTTGCGGCCGCCGATGGCGATGCCGTAGACGCGCTGTGAACCGTTGGCCGTGGCAGTCGTGACGAAAACAATGTTCTTGTCTCCGTGCGACTCCAGCCACGCCAGGGCTTGGGGGTCGGCAACTGTGTTGAGCTGCGCCTTCATGCCTGGCATTTTGGAATGGATGACGGTCCGTCGTGGGTTGCGTCCAGGCGCCGCGGCAGACCACTGTCCCTGCGCTTCCAACTCGGGAGAATCGGGGCGCATGGCGTAGTAGACTGCTGAGACGACGGCAATGAGGAGGGGGGCCGCGCAGGCCAAAGCGCGAATTGGGTTTTCCTTGACCCAGGTGGCGAATTCCTGGGCCAACTTGCTGAGCCAGTCCCACATGATGGAGAACTTGAGCTTGAGCTCATCAACAAGAGCTTTGAGCTTGGTGAGCGGAACAAAAGCGAGGTCCTCCTCGAAAGGGATTTCTTGGGTGATCGGGTAGGGTTCGACGACTGGTTCGTCAAACAGGCCCTTGACTTTTGCGAGCGTTTCGCCAGTGCTCTGCTTTTCGAGCGTGTGCGTGATGGCGTTTGCAAGTCTCTGCAGGAGGGCGTCTTGCTCTTCTTGCTTCATCTGGGCGCGCATTGGGAGGTGGAGCATCTGCGCGCGCATCTTGGGGGGCGGACGGTTGACACGCAGAGCGGGGAAGTAGCGAGCGTCTTCAATGTCGTTTGACACTTCTACATCGTCGGCAATGGAGGTGGGTGCGTCTTCGTAGATGACGTCTGGAGGGTCGTCATCTGGGTCGTCACGCCCATCGACAAGCTGCTGCATGGTACGAACGTGAGGCAAGAGTTGGGCAGCACTCTTGGGCATGGCTGCCTGCCAGATGGCTTTCTGGGTTGCACGAGTTGCCATGGAGAACTCTTTGGTGGAGAGCAGAGCGTTGCGGATTTCGACGAGAGCTTGGTCGAAGCGCATGGCGGAGCCCATACCGCACGGCAGGCCGTTTTGGGTGAACTTGCCGGGCTGACAACGCCGGAACACGTAGCCGCCGAGAGAGATCTGGCCATTCTTGGTGATGACATGACCAGCGTCCTTGTTATAGTCGTCGTGTGTGACAAAGAACATGTGGTGGATACGCCGGTAGAGGGCGTTCTTGTCTTGGACAGCTGCCCACTCGGCTGGATCAGCCGCGTTGGACGTCGCAATGATGAACTTGGAGGTGAAAAATGTACAACCTTTCTCCTCAACGGAAGCCATGTTGAGAGCATACGGCACGTCGTTGACGAGCTTGCAGAACTGAACAAACATCTTGGTACGGAACTCTTGGGTGCGCTCTTGGGCGACTTCGTCCATGAGACAGACGACCTGGTTGCGGTAGCCGTCGAAAAAGTCGGCATTCGCGACGTAGTTGTGGATGTGGTCGTCGATGGTCGAGTCTTTGCCAGGCTGGATGCCAGACAGGCCAATGCACGCTGACGCAAAGAACTGCGCAGCGACAGATTTGCCGTGGCCAGGTGGCCCGACGAGCCAGATGACTTCGGGGCGGATGCGCTCACGGAAACACTTGGCTTGCTCGCCAATCTTTTCTTGTTCGCGACGTAGCCTCGTGATGGCGGTGTCGATCTCACGAACGACAGTTGGTGGAACGCGCATCTGGATGGCTCGCTGCGTGAGAACCTTGCCCTCGTCGATGAGGGCGAGGGCCTTCTTGTTGAGCTCGAGATCAAAGCCGAAGTTGGCTCGCTTGTTGGTCTCGTAGATCTTGTCAATCTTTGCGATGTAAGCAAACACTTCGGAAGTGAACTCTTTGTAACTGTCGTCCCATGGACGTCCAGTCACACTCTCGTAGATGTAGTGGAACATCATCTCGAGGTACTTGGTGGCGAATTCAGCAAAGCGCCCGACAACCGTAAGGGTGCCGAACACGTCGCGCAAGCGCTTGGCTCGGTACTCGTGGATTGGTCCCCACGAGACTTCTGTGAAGTTGAACAGGTTGGCGAACACACGGACAGTGGACATGAAAATGTTCTCTTGACACACACGGTCTTTCTCATTGTACCAGACATCGAACGCCTGCGCGTGCAGGCCATCCGCGCCAAGGTCAGTCATGTCTGTCGGGTTCTTGCTCTTTGGTAGATGAGCGAGCAAAAATCCTACGGCGTTCGCGACGTCCTTTGCAAGTGATGAGACGTGGGAGATGCCGAGACCAGTGATGAGCTGGGCGATGGAGAGGGCCCTGGTGTAGGCGGTGGGCATTTGCCAGATGGCGATGAACGACACCACGACATGAACAAGGCGATCGATCACGGTGGTGGCCAACTGGCCGCAGATGCCGAGCAGAGTGTCCTTAATCCCGAAGATGGTCTCGTTGAGAGAGCCAAATTCTTGGCCAAGACGGTCGGCCGCGACTTCGAAGGCGGCCTGGAGCCGGTTGGCTGAGTGGTCGACGAGGTTCGTCGCGTTGAGGGTAGCGCGACGGAATCTCTCGTCAACTGAGTTGGAGACGGTGTTGACCGTGCGGTTGATGAAGTCCTGCGCGTTTTGGTCAATGCGCAGGGTTGCGTACATCTGTGCCGCAAGTCTCTTGTGGAGCTTCGCTGATTTCTCGGTGCGGAGCACGTCAGGGAGCAGCTGCAATGCGACCTCATAGGTCTCAGAGCGCTCCTTCTGCCAGGCTTCAATGGTTTCAATCTCAGTAGCAGCGCGGCGGTAAACGAGAGGAATGGGGCCGCCAAACGGATCAGGTGACACACACAAAACAGTGGCGCCAGGGGCAAAAGGGCCGTCACCAAGATGGTAACAGCACCTCGTGCAGAAGATGTCGGCACAGAACTCGCCTCGGGGGCGATCAGCATTGGTTGTGACAGCAGGAAGGAACGAATCTTGCGACTCGTTCATTCCTGGTGTCTCCATCTCGCAAAAGCGCCAAGCGTGCAAGCAGCCAGGGGCTGCTGAGCGACTCACCGCGAGGGTGGCGCTCCATCCGTACTTTACCGTACGGCTGGTGGGGTTACGTTAGAGGTAACGCTTGGCGGGTTCTAAACCGCACTCCCCAAATGAACCTTCCGGGAATTAACCTCGCGCCGGAACAAGAGGACTGGTTGAGTATATCGTCTGTCAGATTTTCAGAGCGGCCCTTTGGTTGGGGACACGCACTCCTACACGCCCGACACGCCAGTTCGTAACGGCGCTAAAACGCGCAGCTTGAAATGGACAAATCAGCTAGTCACTGCAGACTTCAAGCACCGGAGCCAGTTCCACTAGCCTCGTCGGAGGGAGCTTTCCTGGACGTCAAGAAGAGAACTACAGTTTTTCACATCATCATCTTATTCTTAGCCTTGGGGATTCTTTCTGTTTTTAGCCGCTAAAGAGCCGGTTTTTGTGGTTTTTAGTTGGCAAAAAGATAGTACGAACGAGTAAGACTAATAAGTTCAGCCTTGAGGGGTAGGAGAAGGCTGAGGACCCCAAAAGTGGTTCCGCGAAAGGAGGTGAGCCCGACGCGGGCGACGGTACCTCCCACTAATTGATTTTCTCGCATAGTGGGGTATGTAGCAGTGAATTGCTCACAAACCGCTGCCAAACGGCTCTTCACTGTTTATTCAGATTTGGTCCTGG